TCTCCGCGACAGAAAGTATCATGAGCAACGTAAACGCTGGCGGCTTGATAGCTATGACCACAAACAGGACGACCTCGATTGATGTGTCGGGGTCGTCCCTGACTTTACCCACAACAACAACAACAAACAACCCAAGGAAACACCATGAACATAACCATAAAGTATGGCATCAGCAATAGCATCACTAAAACAGTAGACGACGAATCTACTGTTGATGATGTTATCGACAGCAACACCCTTGCCGCTCTCAATGCCCCCGAAGGCATTGCTGTAGTGCGCAACGGAAACACGCTGTCCGAAGACACATCGTTGTATGACGGCGATGTTATCTATCTGGAACAACGCTCTTCTAGCAAGGCGTAGCTTTTAGCTCACGTTTCCAGATTGTTGTAAAACGTCCCGCTCCCTGTGTAGGGAGCGGGACTAACCCAAACAAAAACAACCAAACAGTATGATTGAAAATACCGAACTAATAATCAAGGGTAATACTCTTGTTCAACGCAAAACACTAGACTTGCCTCTAGAAAACAGTGAGAAAATCTTCACTGAATTCATTAACCGGCAGCAAAAAAACTCGTACGCACCTTGTTCTACTGACTATTTCAGTAAAATTTATCCTGAATTTGTAGAAAAGTCTTGGATGTTATCCAAAGACTTCAGTCAAGACTTCACTGCAGTACACAAAGTCAAACACTTCCCCATCAACCACGTTTACGGCTGGCGTTTGAATGACAGAGAACAAAGCTGCGTAGAAACTAGATCTTATTGGTTTACTTCTAGTGAATTAACACAGTCTCCTACTTACTCTGTTAATTACATAGCCTCAAACAGCTACGACACCGACACCGAGTTCTTAGCAGATCTAGATAAAAACTCACGAGACAACGTTAAATTTTTTCCTAACAATCAAATCTTCTGGTCAGACCCACGCTTTGACTTGTTTGTAGCTAACTTCTTCCCTGAAAGTCCTCACGTTTACTTCTTTGCGATAGAAGCACAGACTATTGACTTTATAAACAGAGAAAACAACAGAGTTATTCAAAGCCCAAGAATTCCTGTATGTCCAGCTTTGCCAAACATATACGACAACTCAAAAGTGTGTATGGGTTATGACTACGATGAAGCTATCAACGATTACGGCTACATGGACAAGCAGTTGATGATTCTAGATACTATACAAAAAACCTCATCTAATCGCGATCTAGACGTAGATGGCACAAAAGCAAACATGACGGTAGACGAAAACAACAAGGCTATCCCAATACACAAAGAGACTATTTATCGAGCAGATAATTACTCTACCGTACTAAGCGCAAGCGCGCCTTTCAGAGAAATAACTAACAGCAACATAATACAATTCGCTCAAACCTATATCAACAATGAACTCTTCTAACACGCACGAGCAGTCTTTAAAAAATATAATTGAAGACACTAATCAAGAACAAGTATCCTTTGACTACAAAAGCTCAGGTTATTTCAAGCGTATAAAGCTTTTAAATTCAAAACAAGAAGATGAAAATCTTCTTATAAATTTCGGAGAATACCAGCTTTTCAGAGCTTGGGTTAATGATCTTGAAATCAACGAAGAAAGAACCCGAATAAAGCAAATAGCCAACGACCAAATGCCCATACAAGATCACCAAGTTCTAAGAAATCTTTACTTCGGCACCTACCCTAACTCAACAAAAGCTAAAAACGCTATCCGACGTATGATTAAAAAGTACAAAGAGTTGTATTCAGATAAACCTAACAACAACACTAAGTATTTAACAGACCTAATAAAAGGCAAAGAACAATGTCTTGCTGCCGACTCTGCACAAGCAATCCGACAACAACTATCCAATCTAAATTATGAATAATAAAAACCACACAATACTTATAGGTGCAGGCGGCGTATCGTCCTACCTTGTGCCCGCATGGCGCAAAACATTCCCCCATGACAACCTTATTATCATGGACGGAGATCGCTTAGAAAAACGCAACCTTGACCGTCAGCTTTTCGATTCTAGTGCCATTGGTCAATACAAAGCAACAGCACTAGCAGAAAAATACGGTTGTAAAGCTATCAACGAATACTTTGACAGTACAAGTCTATCGTCCAACAGCCTAGAACCTAAAGACATCAACTGTGTTCTATGCGCCGTTGACAACCACGTAGCGAGATACGAAACAATTAAATTCAGCCACGATAACAGGTCTTGGGACATATCAGCAATCATCGGAGCTAATGAATACTGGACAAGCCAAGCATATATATTCAATCCAACAATCCAAGAAATGTACATCGACAACAAACCTTGGCCTTTGTTCAAGTATCCTGAAATTGCTACCGATAAATCTCACGACCCAACTAATCCAAGCTGCGTAGAACAACAAGAAAGCGACCCTCAGCTTGCTGGCGTTAATATGATTACCGCTAGCCTTATGATGCAATTAGCTCTGCGACACACTGAGCAATGCTTAATTGGTTCTGATGTATTCAGAGAACGAACCTTTGCAGACTTAGCCTACGCACCTACAGAATTCCAAACAACTTTTGGAGCAACCCAAACTCAACAACTAATAGATCATGACAAAATCAAAGCACCCACAATCCAAGAAGAAAAAACCCGAGAAGATAACTTATTGCTTGCATGACAACGCAGTATATCAAGAGCACAAAAAACCTCTGTACAGTTGCTGGCGACAAGTAGACATCCCTGAAGCAGATGAAAACTTTAATGGTTTTACGTGGAACGGCCCCAAGATCCCCTACGATCTTTGGACTTACATTGTATTATTTCACAGATATTCTGTAAAAAAGCTTAACTCAGAAACCTTAAACTTCTTGTTCTTTGATCCCGATAACAAAAAAGAACCGTGGCAGTGTTGGGTTCCTCCTCAAAAAACTAGCGGCATGTCCGTAGAAACCGATACAGAACACGACCTATACGACAAAGAACGTAACAAATATCACAACCTGCAATTCGGCACTGTCCACAATCATGTAACCCTGAGTGCTTTTCAATCAGGCACTGACGAGATGGACGAGATAGAGAAAGAAGGCTTCCACATAACTGTCGGCGAATGCGATGAAGAAATCATAGATATACATGTACGTGCTGTTATGGAACAAGAACAGTACGATATAAATATTGCAGACATTGTAGAACTTCCCACTTGGATGCAATCTGTGCCAGAAAAATACCAAAAATACTTAATTGTAAACAATTTGTTTTCAGTAAGCCTTGATGATTACGATGAAAAATCTGTTGCAGAGTTGTACGACCCTCAACTAACTAAGGTATCAAGAAATGTTGTGTCCTACCCAAAAAACAGAAAAAACTCTTTCATGCACCAACAAGGGAACCTGTATATTGGAGGAACTGCCGACCACCCGTGGGAAAATGACTTTAACAACCTAGACCCTGTAAACCCTCAGTGGCCTAATAAATTTAAGTATTGAAAGAATCTCAATTTAAAGCCTTTTTTGTCAAAGCTCTAAGAACTAATGGTTGTTTCGTTCAAACGATTGAAACGACCACAGGAAGAGGAGTCCCCGATCTTGTCGCTTTGCGCTCCAACCGTACATACTGGATAGAAATAAAAGTCGGATACGGTAACACCGTAACAATACGGCCAGAACAGTACGCTTGGATGCGCAAGGCCAAGGGTCAAAACGTAGATGTTTACGTTGCTATGCTTGACAAGAAAACTGACGAGCTCAAAGTCTTCGCTTCTTCAGAGGGAGTTCCTCGCGCAAAAGGATGGATGCTTGAATTTCCAATTTACGTGTTCCCAAAGAAAAATTTAGCCAAACAAATAACCCAATGGATACAATAAAAGGGCTACAGCTACCCCTGTTCGACATTGAAAGCACTTGGCGACCACCCGCTAAAATACTCAACACCGCTAGCACAATAGCAGTAGACTTAGAAACAAGAGATCCTTTCCTAAAAAGGAGAGGGCCCGGGTTTTTGTACGGTCAAGGAGAACCAATAGGAGTAGCCATTGCTACAAAAGAAGGTAAGATGTATTTACCTTTCAACCACCAAGGCGGAGACAATTTAGACCTATACCTAGTTAAAATGATAACTAAGGATTTTATGTCTAAAGCTGACGAAATCGTCATGGCTAATGCCACTTATGATCTAGGTTGGCTGTTAGAGTGGGGCGTACCAATGCCCCGAGGAATTGTAAGAGACGTACAAGTAGCCGAAGCATTAATTGATGAGGAGCAACGATCTTACAGTTTAAACACGCTTTCTTTAAAGTATCTCAACGTAGAGAAAAACGAAAGTATGCTTAGGCAAGCTGCAGAAACCTATCGCATAAATCCTAAAAGCGAAATGTGGAAACTTCCTGCTCGCTACGTTGGAGCGTATGCTGAAGATGACGCAGCTCAAACGCTTTTATGCTACGAGAAACAAAAACCTCAACTATCTGAGCTAGGCCTTTGGAAAGTATGGGATCTTGAATGCGACATAACCAAGATCTGCTCGAAGATGACTAGAAAAGGAATCCGAGTAGACCTAGATGCTGCTTCCCAACTTAACGAAAAGCTTAAAAAAGAAGAAACAGAAATAAAAAACCGCCTACATTTTAACGTAAACTCAGCCAACGAGGTTGCAAATTTCTTAGAGAAAACGTTCAAAGAAAAAGTACCTAAAACTCTCAAAGGAAACTATTCAATAACAGATCAATATCTCAACGAACTAGGCTACAAAGAAGCTAAAGAGATTGTACATTTACGACAACTAACTAGGCTTCGAAAGACCTTCATAGAAGAAGGTGTACTAGAAAAGAGCTACAAAGGACGCATTCATGCGGAGTTTAAGCAAACTACGTCTGAAGATGGAGGAACTAGATCTGGCAGGTTTTCTTCTAAAAACCCAAACATGCAACAAGTACCTGCTCGTTCCGAAATAGGTCAGATAATACGGAAGCTGTACATAGCTGAAGAAGATTCCCTCTGGGCTAAGTGTGACTACAGTAGCCAAGAGCCTAGACTTCAGGTGCATTACGGCATAGTTCTAGGATTAAAAGGAGCTAAGGAAGCAAAGAAAGCTTTCGACGAAGGCGTTAAAATCTACACGTTTTTAGAAGACAATACTGGACTGCCTTACGCCACCTGTAAGATGCTAGTCCTCGGCATTGGTTACGGCATGGGCGTCAACTCTATGGCTGATAAACTCAACATATCAGTCAACGAATGCGAACGTATTAGACAAACGTTTCAGCAAAAAGTGCCGTACATCCAACAACTTTTCGACAGGTGTCGAGCAAAAGCCCAAAAAGACGGCTTTATTCGCACTGTTCTAGGACGTCGTTCTAACTTCCCGTGGTGGGAGTCTGGTAACGAACGTGTCAAAGGATACGAAAATGCAAAGAAAAAGCTTGGCAGAAGCATCAGTAGAGCTTTTACCAATAACGCCCTCAATAGATTGATTCAGGGATCAGCTGCCGATCAAGCTAAACTAGCTATGAAACTTTGCGACGAGCAAGGTTTCGACATACGGCTTCCTGTCCACGATGAAATCAATGCGATTGTGCAGAACCCGAAACAAGCAACCGAAATAAAAGAGATCATGGAACAAGCCATTAAGTTTGAATTAGACTTTGTAGCTGACCTAGATCTCGGAACCAGTTGGAAATGAGTATAGAAGAACTAAAACAAAAAATAGAAAAAGTTAATCAAGACGACGATGTGTTGTCGGTAATTAAGGGATACGGAAACGTTCTAGCAAACCTAGAAAAAAGTATTCAGCAGAAAGAAGAGGAAATTAAAACCCTCAAACGGGAGCAGAAACAAATAGCCGAACGTACTTTGCCCGACATCATGGATGATGCTGGAATCAACGAAGTAACGTTAGCCAACGGCACTAAGATCGAATGCAAAGATTATATCTTTGCTCGTATCAAAGACGAGTTTACTGCTTTTAATTACCTTAAAGATAAAGGCGAAGATTCGATAATTGATAATAGGATACAAGTTAATCTGCCCAAAGGCTTTGAACAAGCAGCTCAAATGCTTATGAGTTTCTTAGAGCAAAACAACCTGCATAGCATGGCGCAACAAAAGAAGTCCGTGCATTTCAAGCGATTAGAGTCGTGGGTTCGTGATGCTTTAGAACGTGAAGATCTTAGTGATCTACCTAAAAACGCTTTTGGCGTATACGAAGGTCGCAAAGTTATCTTCAAATAATCTGCCGCATTAGCGGAAAACATAAACACAAAACAAAATAACCAAAATAAAACTATGTCATTCGACATCACACAAGCACAGGGCGTTGGCTCTGACAACTTGGAAGACTCTTCAGCTCTTCCTATCATTAGAATACTCCAAGACCAAAGTCCTGAGATTAACAAACGTAAGGACAAGTACATCGAAGGAGCAGAAGCTGGCGATTTGTACTGGAACAGCGAGCAACGCACACTAGAGCGTCCTCTCAAGTTTATTCCAGTCAAAAGCGTAGCTTTGTACAGCGAATGGATACCCAAAGATGAGGGTGGCGGTCTTGTCGCCATTCACAACTTAGACATCGTTCATGACGAAAGGTACAAGAAAGATGTCAAGCGTCTCAATGACGAGTGGCTTGGCGACCACGAACTCAAGTACACTCGTTACTGGATGATACTTGCCCACATTGATGGGGAGTGGCAAAAAGCTATGCTAGCTATGACCAGTACGCAACTTAAGGTAGCTCGCGAACTTTCTCGCGTTATCAAAAGTTTCAAGTACGAGTCTATGCCTGAAATCAATCCACCTATCTTTGCTAGGTCTTTTGAGCTGTCTACAATCGTTGAGAAAAATAAAGCCGATCAAGAGTATTTCAACTTCACAGTTAAGCCTCTGGACGTCCTCGACTTTGACGAAGATAAAGAACTTCTTGAGCAGTCTTTTAGTTGCTTCAAAGATGCTTCCGAATCCTTGCCTAGCCCGGGCACAGTAGCAGCTCCAGTCGAGTTGCCTGTTGCTGGAGAACCTTTTTAATTTTTTCAGTATACTAGTCATATGCAGGGGGCCGTCGAAAGACGGCTCCCGTTTTATTCCATGAATTTAGCAAAAGAATTCCTATCTATATTCAGATCGCACCCTAATGTTTACGGGAGAACTGAAGTTACAGAAGGGTTTGATGAAAATGGTAAAGCCAACAGTAAAAGCTGGCTACAAAAAGAAGAACTTACAGAAAAAGTTTGGGAACAGCACTTAGCAGGAAACCAGTCTATTGGCTGTGTTCCAATAAAACCTAACAACATGGTATCTTGGGGAGCTATAGACATAGACCTTTACCAAGAACAGTTGAACATGGAGTCTATTCTCAAAAAGATCTCCGAAGCATCTTTGCCATTTGTATTGTGCCGTTCCAAAAGCGGAGGAGGTCATCTATACCTGTTCCTAGAAAACCAAGTGCTAGCCAAGCAAATGGTAGAAAAGCTCGAAAAGTTTGCCGCATACTTTGGTCAAGGCGGCAGCGAAATATTTCCTAAACAAGTAACCATAGGCAAAGACGAAAACGATGCAGACTACGGCAACTGGATAAACATGCCGTACAACGGAGAAACCAGTCTAAGATACGCACTTAACGAAGCAAACGACCGAGTGCCTATGGAAGATTTTCCCGAATACTGCAAAGCTCGTATGCTAACAGCAGCAGCTTTCAAAGATTTAGATCTTCCAGACATAGAAGAAATTTTACCAGAAGGCCCACCTTGTTTAAATTACATCTTCAAAGAACGATCTGATCTTAACGAAATGCGTAACATTACACTGTCTAACGCAGCAGTGTATCTAAAAAAAGCACACGGAGACGAATGGCCTAATCACCTCAATACCCTAAATCAAAAGTTCTCCGAACCACTAGGAGACAGAGAACTAGAAGCCATAAAAAAATCCTATGAGAAAAAAGATTACCGCTACCAATGCTCTAAAGAACCCTTGTGCCATTATTGCGATTCCCGAAAGTGTAAAGCTAAACAGTTCGGAATTGGCAAAGACGAAATTGTGCCGTCTAACCGTTCTCTTACCAAACTCAACACAGATCCCCCGCTCTGGTACATTACAATTGATAATAACCGGATCGCGCTTACTACCGACCAGCTATTCAACTTCACGCAATTCAACAAAAGATGCCTCGAAATTCTTAATAGAGTATTCCAACCTTATAAGCAATCCGAGTGGCTCGAAAATCTTGCATCTATTGTTCAAAATTGCACAATTATTGACATACCTGAAGAGCTTACGGAAAAAGGTGTATTCCATGAAATTCTTCAAGACTTTCTTTTAGGAAGCCACGACGATGAATCCGCGCAATGTTTGATACAAGGTATACCTTGGAGAACTTCCACCTCGTTTTATTTTAGACGTAAAGACTTACAAAAACGTCTCGATCTAGAAAAGTTTAAAGATTTAAAGGGCAACGAAATAACGAACTTATTGAAGCAAAAGTACGAAGGACAAGCAAAAACACAACGCATAGGCTCGACTACGGTGCATTGCTGGAAGGTGCCTTCCAATCACTTCCAAGATTCACCCGAGCTTGAACTCCTTGAATCCAAACCAAATGAACCTTTTTAATGAATGAAACAATATTTGTAGCTTCCGCAGGAACAGGCAAAACAACAACCTTACTAAACAAACTAGAAGAACTTTTAAAACACACAGCTCCCGATAGAATCGTGTACACCACGTTTACTAATGCAGGAGCTAATGAAGCTATTGAACGAGCTTGCAAACGCTTTGATCTAAAGCCCGAGCAGTTTCCATACTTCAGAACTTTGCACAGCTTGTGCTACCGAAACATACGCAGGTATCCAATGTTAGGTTTTTCAGACTATATAGACTTTGGAAAAAACATTGGCTATCCGTTAAATGCGTTAAGAGCTATGTCTGCTAAAGATGGAACAGTAGATCCAAACTCAACAAGAGGTGATAAGCTTTTAGCTATGGACAACTTAATGCGCAATAAACGGATAAGCTCGTTTAAAAAAATGTGCTTTGATAAGTCTATTAACGGCCAAGAAACACCAGAAGTATTAGAACACTTCTCCAAGTCTTATCGAACCTACAAAGACTCTATAGCCAAGATAGACTTTACAGATCAACTAGAAATGTTCCTAGAACAAAACGAGCCTTTGGATGCGGATTATGTGTTTTGCGACGAGGCTCAAGACTTTTCTAAGTTGCAGTGGCGTATCATAGATTTGCTAGCTAAACCAACTAAACACGTTTATGTAGCAGGGGATGACAAACAATCCATCTACGAGTTCAGCGGAGGCGATCCCGACGCGCTAATTCATAGAGTAGGGCGTAGAGTAATCTTAGACACTTGCTACAGGTTACCTAAATCCATACTAAACTTTGCAGAGTCTGTAGCCCGTAGGATACAAAACAAAACAGAATACTCTGTTGCCAGTAGAACCGAAGGCGGAAACGTGCAGCATGTATCTAACTTAGATCGAATAGATATGAGTCAAGGTTCGTGGTTACTGCTAGGTAGAAACCGGTCGTTTCTACCCATACTAGAAGATGCTGTAATCAAAAAAGGCCACTTGTTCAAATCTATCGTATCTAACATAATTCCTGCAAACCTGCCCCCCGCTATAAAAGTATGGCAGTATTTGCACCAAGGACTTCCAGCTTCCGCTAAAGACATAAAACCAATCTATCAAACCTATTTGCCCACGGGAAAACGAATAAAAAGAGGATTTAAAAAATTAATGCAAGCGCTTCCCGATGACGAAGTTCTTACCTTAGATTGTCTAATAGAAAACTACGGATTGCTTTGCGATCTTCCGTGGGATCAAGCTTTCGAAATAAGCGACAGACTAAAAGCTTACTTGCAAAAAGCTTTTGCAAACGACAAAAGCAGAACAAGAATAGAAATTACAACAATACACGCTACCAAAGGTAGAGAAGCTGATAACGTAGTTGTCTTACCTGATATGTCTTGGACTACATGGAACTCGTTCAAAGAAAATCCCGACACGGAACACCGAACTTTTTATGTAGCTTGTACACGAGCTAAAAACAATCTGTACATTCACCAACCTATCAGTGACAACTTTTACCAGTATCCGTCATGAAATACAAAACACCCCCATACAACCACCAAAAAAACATAGTAGAGCAATTTTACAACAGACCTTACGGAGCTTTGTTTTTAGAACAAGGCTTAGGCAAAACAAAAATATTGCTAGATATTGTAGCCAACAGTCCAGAAACCAATGCTGTCCTTGTGCTAGCTCCTAACGGGCTACATGCCAACTGGTACTACAAAGAAGTCAAAGAGCATTACGACGGAGCAATGGGTTTTTTTTGGCAAGGCCCTATTAAAACACAAAAAGCAAAAATAGCAGCTAATTTATTTTTTAGTGGAAAGCTTCCAGAAAACCACAAACGTTTTTTATTCATGAATAGCGAAGCTATCCGTACCAAACACGGGTACGAATTCGCGTTATTATTTCTACAAAGATTTCAAGATAACATGGTTGTTATCGACGAATCTTCGTGCATCAAGAACCCAAAAGCAAAAGTAACCAAAGCAGCATTAAAACTAAGAAATAAATCAAAACGTAGATTCATCTTATCAGGAACTCCAATAACACAGGGGCCTATGGATTTGTTCAGTCAAGCCAAGTTCCTAAGTGAGTATTCGATACCTTATAAGACGTACACTGCATACAAAGCTACATTCGCTATTGAAGAAATGAGGTATGCGGGAGCTAGGTCGTTTAAAAAGATTACAGGTTACAAAAACCTAGATCATCTAACTGACGTCATGAAACCTTTTTCAATTAGATTAAGGAAAAAAGATTGTTTAGATCTACCTGAAAAGCTCTGGCAGACCCAACTAGTAGCAATGACTGCTTCGCAGAAGAAAGCCTACGAAGATCTAAAGAACAACGCGCTTACCGTGTTAGAAGAATCTAAAACAGTAAGTAGCACTTTGCCATTAACTACCATAATTAAGTTACAGCAAATTTGTTCAGGCTTTGTAACTACCGATGAAGGCGAGGAAATAGAACTTGATAACAACAAAATCAAAGCTTTACTTTCTATTGCAGAAACAACAAGACCTCTTGTAATTTTTTGCGCTTTTCGTAAAAACATAGCTCAAGTGATCAAGGCCATTTCCGAGATCTACGATCCATCTAAGATAGCTTGCATTGTTGGGGGCAACAAAAGCTCGGATCGTAGCTCGGAAGTGGCTCGCTTTCAAAGAGGCGACGCTCAATTTATGATTTGCACTTCAGCGGGAGCCAAAGGGCTAACCCTTACTAAATCTTCGCACCTAGTATACTACTCTAACAGTTACTCTCTAGAAACTAGATTGCAAAGCCAAGATCGCATACACCGTATTGGTCAAAACAATACATGCGTATACACAGACTTAGTAGTTCAAGGATCTATAGACGAAAAAATTCTTCAAATCCTACAAAGCAAAAAAGACCTGAGTAATATGGTCTTAGATGAACTTATAACTTTAATCAAACAAAGCTAATGACCTTACTACAAATTATGATGGTGTTAATCACCGTAGAAACAGGCGGCCATCCTGACCCTGCAAACGCAGTAGGAGACAACGGAAAAGCACTAGGCATTTTACAAATGCACAAAGCGTATGTAGCCGATGCTGCAGAACACGCCAATGTTACTTGGAGTCACGCCGACGCACTAGACCCTTCAAAAGCAAGAAAAATTTTCTTAGCTTACATGAACAGGTATGCGAAAATGGAACACAAGCCTCATCACATGAGCTATGCGGAGTACGTTTCGAGAAAACACAATGGCGGCCCAACAGGCCATTTAAAAAATTCCACAATTTCATATTGGCATAAAGTTAAAAGTTTAATTAGATCCGTCAATTAATCTTTCTAGCTCTACTACAGAACCTGCGGAAACAGTAGACAACAAAACTATTTGTTCGTGCTTATCGTTTGTTTTACTAAAAGATTCAAACTGTACACCAGTGTCTGTACTAATGGCAACAAGTGCGCAATTCCAATCAGGATCTAACGTGTCTAAACATTTAGAAACTAAAGCATCGTTATTATTCATAGCAACCACAGCACTCTATTGATTACAATAGCTTCCCTTTGTCTATCCTATAATTGTCTACTTTAAAAATACCTGAAGAAGACAAATTCAACTCAGCAAAACCGTGATTCCACCTATTAAGAGGCATGTATTTAGGGCTAAGGTCGCACAAACAACCAATAGACCAAGCAGTCATTACGGAACCTAAAATATCTGGGTCAGTATGCTCGCTTGTTTGATGGTGGTGCGAAACCATTACACTACTTTTAGCTTTGGTGTAATAACCTTTAGCTACATTAACTGGAGAAAATACGCTTCTCACGTACTCATGCCCGTGAATAATAGGTAGATTTCCAATCTTAACAATTCGTTTTTCATTCACCCATTCAACACCAAGAACATCTAAACCAAAAACATTTTCAAAATTAAAATGATCCAGCTCTAATAGCTCGGGAGCGCGGTTAGCCATATAAATCTGATACCGCTCTTCATGATTGCCTTCTTTCCAAACGCAACGAATAGGAGCAATCTCGTTAAGCAACATGTCTAAAATCTGCCTGCAAATTTCAAGCTCTTCTTTAAAATGACGAGTCCCGGGATCTTTAGTAAACCTGCTCAAATGGTGGCAGTCCATAAAGTCCCCATTAATAAAAATAGTATCTGGCTGATACTCCTTAGCTCTGTCAATTACTGAAGTTAATGCAGAAACCGAATGAAACGGGACGTGTACATCAGAAATAATCAACACTTTACGTGCGTTTTTGTCTAACACATAAGGCGTGTAATCTTTATGATCCGCCGAAGGTATGCGATAAGGATTAGCTCTGTGAGTTTCTCCGTCGTGCGTTTTTTTAAGCTTACGGTATTTTCTCCCCTTCTCGCCAAAAGACCCGTTGTAATAACGCACAGCATTTCTAGCCTTTTCTACAGAATCAAAATGCTCTGGGTGATGCGTACATAAAGCGCGAGCTATAGTCTTATGACCATAGCCCTTATACTTTTTTAGATAATCTAAAACAAGAACACCTCTAGGGGAATCGCTAATATTTGCCTCTCTTTCCTTTAGGACTGCTTTTAGTACGCCCACCTTTGCCTTTCCAAAGTTCAGTGCAAGCTAAATGTTTAGCCGTTCCTGCTTTAGCCGTGCTACACTTGTGCCTAGCCCTAAAAGATTTACGAGCAGCAGGTGAATAATTGTGCCCGTAACCACTAGCTCCTGCATGTACTAGCTTCTTCTTGCCGCCAGAACAGTACAACTTCATGATTTTTTTGCCCGGGCGACTGCTTTTTTTAACCTGCCCGCACTTCATAGATGCTTTAGGACTTTTTGACATCGTACTACTTTTTTTTCTTTTTTCCTGCCATTGGCCTTTTTTGGCCTTTGGCAGATTTAGATGGGCGTCCTACTTTACTTCCGTATGTTCCTTTTCCGTATGGCATAATATTATTTACTTTTTTTAGCGGTTTTAGCTGATTGTTTAAATGCTTTAGCTGTCGGAGCACCTTTCGATCCCGGCTTTCTCATCCGTTCTTTTGACCCAGCTTTAATTCTTTTACGTTTAGCGTGAATATTTGCGTACAATCCTCGTGACATAATTATTTTTATTTAACTTGTGAACTTCCAAAATAAAAACCCAACAAAGCTAGCATTCCTTGCCGAACTTCGGGTAGCAAAACAAAACCTTCTAAGTGTTTCCATTTGTCTGCGCCAATCCCTAAAAATTTAAATATTCCTAATTTCTGGGCTTCTACTGTAACGGGTATATCAAAAAACGCCATAATAAACGGCGCAAATACTACAGAAAACAAAATGCACATAGCAATAAGCTTTCTAACCCACGCTCCACTTTCTCCCGATCTCTGAGCAGCTCTATCTGCGGAAGCGTCAGACACCTCCTGTTTTTTAATCATGGCCTGAATAGCGTTTGCTTGGATGTTCATTTGTGCAGAAATAAGTTTCATAACAAATCCCGTGACTCCACCTCCAAGCATTGCCACTAACTCGCCTGTCATTTTTTGTCTTTAATCTCCTTTAAAACTTTTACAGTAGAAAGAATCATAAATATTACAGTAGATGCCGAAGCTATAACAGATAGCAACTCGTCTGTCCCTGCTAAAGCCAAGCCAGTTCCCGATCCTATTACACCTATTAATGACCTATCTACTATGTCTTTCATTTATGATCTTTCTATCACAAGCCTCCCGTACGAATCCCTGTAAGTTCTAATCCTAGCCTCGCGTGTGGGTTTTGTTTTAAAACTAACCTCTTCGCTTTTAATTGCGGCACCCTTTAAACTAGTAGGAGCTGCTGGAGGATATGTTCTAATGCTAACTATATTAGTATAATCAGATTCACCAAATTGATTCCAAGCTCTTACCCTATACGCTAGTGTAGTTCCGATAGGAATAACACCATCCGTAAAGGTAGCGTCATCAGCGTTAGTTGCTGCGATGAGTAACCACTCTCCACCGTTTTGCTGCCGCCAAATCTCAAAGCCATCCTCGTTGTCCGAGTTGTCCTGCCACGTCAAAACTAGATCGGCTCCAATGAGAGTCGTCGTTGTGAACATTATGGCTGCTAAGAGTGTTTTCATGTTATGCAGGCTTCAACGCTATAGCTGCCTTTGCTCCTCTCGCGTTACCGCTGAAGGTAGCAGAGCGAGTATGAGAACCAGCAGTTGCCTCTATTTTTTCGTTTATGTTAATATAACCCTCATTTCGGAAATAAGTAGATACCACCTGAGTGCCGTCAGAAAAAGTAGCAGTTTTATCATCCTTGTTGCGACCAAAAGCGGTCACAATCATAGCGTTGTTGGTTTGTGTTGTTATGCTAATTGACCAAGCAGTATTGTAGCCCGTATGACCCTGACTATTACTTGCGTCTACTGGGGCGGTAGTGTCGCATCCAGAATAAGCACCTACCCAAACGTAATAATCTTCGTTTGAAGCAAACACATCATCCCAAGTTCCTGATGTTGCAGTAGCACTTGAAGTAGCTAGCTTCCAATAAATGCCAATGGTAGAGTAGCTGTCAATCTCAAGTACTTTAGTCCAGCCCGTTGGAGGTGATGACGTAAGATTAGTGGTAGTAGCAGTAACAACAATCATCAGCATAATGTCATTTGCTGAGACTGCTGGATAATTGACTGACATATCGCGGGGACTGCTATACCCACTATGACCGCTATTAGAAGCTTGGTTCTCAAGTGTAATTCCTGATCCGCCGCTACTAACTAAAGGAGTTGTTGATGGTGTGAAATTGGCAGTGTAAGGTACGGTGTTTTTTACTATAAATTCTTGTATGTAACCTTTTGATGAATCATCAGCATTTCCTGGTGTTTTAAGCAAATTTAAATCTACTGTTGGAGCAAAATTAGTAATATAAGAACCAGAAGCTTCCGTTACAGTGCCGTTGATTCCAAGGTATGAACTACCGCTCGGTTGGAACGCCCAGTATATGTGGTTCCAAGCGTTAGCGTTTAAGACATGATCACCAATGCTTCTTCTACTGGTCGTAGCTCCAGTATGTTCATAAAATATAAATCTGTCGTAGTCAGTTGATAATGTTTCAAATTCTATACCTGATCCTGATGTGTGCCAACCATCCCAACCAAGCAATCTTGCGGAGCTTCCACTTCCGTCATTTGAACAGTAAAACCAAAACTGAATGCTTAATGGGGACGAAGAACCTACTTCTAAGCCTGCGGAAATTGTGCTGTCCAATTCCCAACCATCGGAATTTGCACCCGCTGGGTTGTATGCAGCCGTTGAGGAGCTATCCATTTTGGTTTGGTCAGTGTTGATCACTGCATTTCCAGATCGGGTAAAAACATCAGTTGTGAGTGGGTGTGTCCCACCACTTAAAACATAGCCGTCAGCAGTCGTTGAACCATCTGCATCAGTAAATGGAACATACAACAGAACGTCTGAGGCTAGTGACGCACCTCCGCCACCACTAGTGGGCTTTAAACTGGATTTCCAGCGTAGCATCTTATAGCTTCTCGTACTCAGCTTGGAAAGTTACAGTGAGGTCGCCAGCATCAGCTTTTGCTAGTGCGTTTTCCTCAGCCGTAAAACAATTCTTGATATGGGTGCTAACTAGAAAAACCATTTCGTTCCAGTCCTCTAGCGTGTTGTGCCGAAACTGTTTCTGCCAAATCTCCTGAGTTGATTCAATCTCGTTTCCTTCAGCGTCCAAGTCTGGGTACGTTACGGTGACACGTTTGTCCATCTTCCAACTAGCGTAACCAGTGGAGGATGGGTCTGCTGTTAACATAGACAACACTGAGGTCATTTTAACCTGACTGTTCTCGTCTGTTCCTATACGCCAAAGATCCGAATTGCCATCAAGCCACTCAACGCCACCTTGCTCCACGTTCCAACGATCAGAAGTAATTTTACTCTTAAGTCTATTTATTGCTGGTTCTTCTTCAAAGTCTATAACATCCCAAGCTTGCACCCATTCTTTACTAAAATCAGGATAATTTCTATACTCAAACTTTTGCTGAACGTATTGCAAAGTGTTGTTGTACTCTGGCGTAGGGTCAATGGTGTAGATATAGCAATCAAAGTCTGCCAAGACCCTTTTGTTTAAAGGATTAGGAAAAGATACCTGAGGGTTGTCTCGCTTTAACGAACCTTCGCTATACTTAGCGGGTACTCCATCTGTAAGTTTTAGTATATTCATGATGCTATTCCTGAAAACATTCCGTAAAGGTCAGACCCAACCTTCCAAAGAACTATTACATTTTTATTAGTTGCATCTAATGTTGGAGCTGATCCCCCAACCCATTTCGTAGTGCCCCACGTAATTGCGTAGCCCGAACCGTCATCCACAACTAATGTTATAGCTTCGCCATCAGCCAAACTATCAGTAATAGTTCCTACATCGTTAGAAAGCGTGAGGTTTTGAATAGTTCCGTTTGCAGCTTCCAACGTAAAAGAAACAGCCACACTAGCATTTGTGTAAACCTTTTCAATAATCTCGCCATTAACATCTATAGATCCAACCGTAACCCCGTTAGTCGTTGTAGCTCCTCGACCCGTTACAGTGTTCAGCGTGTCTGCTTCAGCGGTTAAGTAAGTGGCAAGATCGGATATGTCGCTTTCAGTAATAGGGTCAACAGTAATAGCTTGCCCTGAAATGCTAAGATAGGTGCCCGAACCAGTTAGCGTTACGTTAGTGCTGTTATCTGCACCAGCCGCATCTACACCTAATGTAGTACGAGCTGCTGCCGCATTAGCGTCATCTACTAAACTGGCTCCAAACGTGCTAATCGTTGTACTAGCTGGCAAAGATAACGTTTTAAGATCAGCATCTACTTCGCTATCCATCAACGCACCTGCAAGAGTTACGTTATCTGCATCGGTTCTATCCGCCAAAGGCTCAATGGCATCAAACTTAACTTTGTCTGCACTAGACATCAGCCCCGCATTAGAACTATCCGCCGCTGTAATTACTGCATTAGTCCCCGTAGAAGACGACACTGTAGAACTAGCCGCTGTCCAACTTAAATTAGTAGAACCACTCCCAGCTCCGTCATTGCTAACTTCCCAATCGGACGAAGATGATGTGCCTACTGCAATGTAAGCATTGTCTCCTGTTGTATCTATATAAATATCTCCGACTTTAGTAGGCGATCCAGAAGGAGCGCCTGACCCTGACGATATAATAGGAGCACCTGCCTGCGATACATTTGCCGCATCTGTAACATCCGCATCTTCTTCAATGTTATTAAGTTTTGTTATTTGTGTTGCTGTAACAAATTTATGAGAAGAAGAGGAGTCGTCTATTTCATCTGAAATAGTTGGGCCTTGATAAATGTAAGCTGAACCATTGCAGCGATAAAATCCCGCAGGATAGCCCGAAGTAGCTCCCGTAACTAACCAAACATCTCCTGAAGTGCCTCCTGTATGAGTATGCGGAAGACCCGCATAAGTAGAACGCTCTCCTGCAAATTTAGGAGTTAATTGCGCTTTATCTATTGCGTCGTCTATTTCCTGACCTGTGTGTGAACTTTGATATGCCATTAGTCTCGTACTTGAAAAGTTTGCGAAGCAGACGTTGTAAAAGTTTCATGTCCCGAAGATCCGTCATCTGCAAGGAAATCTTCATAAGCAGCAGGTATACTTACAGAAGTAGACAGCTCTTCTATTTTAGCTAGCTCTTCAGCTAACGAATAAGCTAAAGAATATACTAACATTATGATCTAAAAGCCGGTATTTCAAAATATTTAATCCAAAGCTGTAAACTGGAAGCACTAGTAACAGTAAACCGAATAGAGTTTCCTGTAGCTCTAAGAGTATATCCTAGCTCTGTACCCGACGCAGCTAACGCCATGTTAGAAGTAGGGTCAGTAGGCAGCTTATAGTTAGAATAAACGCCCTCGTTACCTACTTCTCGTTTTACCGTTACAGTACCTGTCCCCGACACATAATTTAAAGTAAACGCGTAAAGATGACCTGCCGTTGTTTCAATATCGTAATCGCCATTAGCGGTTACTAGCGTTTCTGTATTTAAATCAGCCATAGCTTTATTCCGTAGTTGTGTAAGTTGGTTGTGCTGCAAGGAAAGCCGTATAAGCATCTTTAACTTCTTGAGTCCACGCCACAGAGGTTATTCCTTGAATTTCTGAATCTTCTCCAGACACATCAGCATCTGGAGCTAATACTCTGCGGAGAAAAGAACGACTAATTTCTTCGCCATCCTTTTTAATAATCGTAGCTGTCCTAATATGAACTAGTCGAAATTCGCCTACCAGTTCAATTTTGTCATCTAATGTTTCTTCTGTTAATGCCATTATTTTTAAGGTTAAATATTATACTCGATAAGATATAGAAATCATTACTTCTGAACTATTAGAAAAATTAGCATCCGTCAAATTTGTAGTAACTCCCGCATTTGTTGTTTCCTGTAAATGTATATCTGTACTGCTAGTCTGATTCCATCCCATTGGAAAATCAGCAAATGAAATGTTTGAAAGACGAAGAGCAGCGGGAACCAAATTAGCGGTTAAATTTCTAGAAGCAAAGGGCAAGTTAGTTAATACAGCCGCGCCAGTTGATGATCCTTTTGAGGATAAAGACATATAACATGAAGCATTAACTAAATCTCCAATCTTCGTGTATGTTCCCACTTGATAGTTATATGAAACACCCGTGTTTCCTCCACCAAATGTAATAGCTGGTGCCCAAGTTCCTTCTTCATAATCGTCTAGTTTATTTGCAGCGGCAGTGTCAGATCCAAAAGTAACTCCAGTTGAAAATCTACCTGTTCCCGTTACATCTAGTGCATGTGCTGGAGCTGCAGGGCCAATTGCTACGTCGCCTGCTGTAGTAATTAAAAAGTTAGCAACCGAACCATCTACAGGGCGAAAAACATGAACACCCGCATCATGATAAGCATTGTTACGGATATTCTCAGTAGCATGAGATGTCCCGTATAGTTCAATATGAGCACCACCGTTACCACCGCCTTGCAAAACAAGATTGCCATTGTCTACGCTTTCCTTGATAGTTCCCGAAACTTCTAGGTCGCCACCTGCTGAAAGAACGCCAGCAAATCTACCAGTTCCATTTACATCCAACTTGTAAGAAGGTGTACTGTCGCCAATGCCTACATTGCCAGAGGAATCAATACGCATTCTTTCAACCTCTCCTACGTGCTGATTGTAAACCCCAATAGCTTGTCCTACTGAACCAGTCCTAAATGCTATACCCGAAGGCATTGTTGAAGAGTTACTAAATGTTCCTTCAGCAATTCCAGCTATAGATGCCGTTCCTAGTATATTTGACTCAGATCCTGATGTGTGGTTTGCACCAAAGTAAACTGATCCTAAGTGTTCATTAACAACAGTTGCTCCAGATGTGTTCCAGCTTTCTAGGGACATGCCTCCAGCCGCTGCAGGAGAAGTGTTGGCGTCTGCTCTTTGGCCTCTAACTGTAGCAATTCCTGCTTCTTGGTTTGCATCACTGTTGCGTACTAAAAGACCTACGCCAGTAGCACTAACTTCTAATTCCTCAGATGGAGATGCAGTACCAATACCTACATTGCCAGAGGAATCAATCCGCATATGTTCAGTTTGATTGGTTTCAAAGACTAAATTTCTAGAATTTTTAGCATTAAATCCCCAATCTAAACTAGAACCTCCGTTTCCGTTTGTTTTTATTTCTAAGCCATCCGCAATGTCTCCATTACCAAAAACCGCTATAGTTTCAGCAGTATCTGAATTAGAGCTTTTTACATGCAGTACCTTCGTTGGAGTAGCTTCTCCAATGCCGACCTTGCCAGTTTGATTAATCCTTACTGCTTCTGAATCATCTATTTCAAAAGAAAACGAATTGTTTGTTGTAAACCTAAAAGGCTCTGTCTGACTGTCTGCCGTAGGCGTTTTAATTTGAAAATCTCTAAGTCCAATCGTGCCAACATCAGATTGAAATTTTGCTAAAACAACATTAGTGCCGTCGTTTCGTACTGTTACTTTTGAGTCAGGAGTAGCAGTCCCAATGCCTACGTTGCCAGAGGTATCAAAAGTCATTCTAGCAGCACTGTTGGTAAAGAACTGCAAAGGTGTTGTTCCATTGCTTCCTAAATACGTTGCGTTTACTAAACTGTTAGTAAAAATTTGGCCCGCGCTTCCCAACGATCCAATAGATGAGGATATGTTTCCGCCATCCTGTTTAAAGACTAAATTGGGATTTGATTCTTCATCGGAGTCAAGCGTATCAGCTTCAATGATTATAGAGGCATCTCCAGTATTTCGTATATGAAAATCAGCAGCTATAGTAGAAGTAGAAAAGTTAGTTCCGATGCCAACCTTGCCATCGGACTTAATCCGCATACGTTCTGTAGTGCCTGTATGAAATGTCAGCTCATCATTAACAACGCTAATCTTTCCTTGTTGAGCCGAAGCTTTTTTAAAAATAAGATTTTTAGAATTAGCATCTCCTCCTTGTAAAGTAAGATCAGCTTGTGCCGTCGCTTCAATAGTTGTTGGAACTCCTATTGTTAAAGCTGTGTTTGTGCTTGTTAGGGTAGCTCCCGCTCCAGCCGTAAACGCAATTGAGTTTTCCGTAGGAAAATAAATTCCCGTGTTAGTATCTCCTGTGTTGGTAATAGACGGAAGAGATGCTGTGCCATCAGCAACAGAAAATGTATTTGCTACTACGGATCCAGCAACAGTTACAGCCGACCCGCTGTCAGTGATAATGCTGTCAGTTATCGTGTTAGCCCCAGAAAACTTAGTAATTTTAGTTGCATTGCCAGATCCGTCTATAAGATCCCCTGATCGGGCTTTAACTTTAGCTATCGCTGCATCTACTTCTGCCCCTGTATTTGTACTATCGTATGCCATTGTGTTTAATCAAAAAGTTTACCTTGCCCTGATATTCTTTCAAACATAAGTTGTCTACGCATTGTGTCACGCAAATATTCATCTGAAACAAAACCTACCATTGTATCAAACATAGGTTCCGCAGGCCCAAAATTAGTCCACGGAAACGGAGAAAAATCTTTTGCTTTAGCCACTGTGTCCCACAAACTGTCATTTGCAGCGGAATCAGCAAGCTCGATTACATCTCTATACATCTGACCAGCCATACCCCCATTAAGAATATCGTTAGTTTCCGTAAGTAAAGGAACAATCCCAGAAACTTTTAATATTCGCATCATATGCTGTTTATCTAACGGCTTATCTCCTGCCCAAAAAGGCTCTCGGTTTTTAAGCAAATCCTTTAAAGAAACAATAGCGGTAGCCGATCCAAGCATCATACCTGAAACAACAGCCATCTCTACTCGACGACTGCGCTTCACTAACTCCATAAAACGAGCATCGCCATTTCCCATTATAGCCAAACGCATTAACAACTTTTGGTGCATTGCTAAAGCCGTAGGCATATACAACCCAACCTGTCTTACAGTTTCACCTAAAAAAGTGCCTCGTTTAGTTCCAAATCTAGCAGAGGCTGCTTGTCTAGGATCTGCTTGAAGAGATCCCAAACGCATATGTTCGTCTAGCAGATTTTGAAACTTTCTCCGAATATCTACATTTTCTATATGAAATATAGAAAGCTGATCTCCTCTTATTAAGTTTTTATCCAGCTTTCGAAACTGCGCTTCAGTTATTCCAAAACGTTTTAGCGTGTTTTCAAAATCAGGAGTTAAAGGTTTAGAACTTTTTAAGATACTAGCTAACGATCTCTGCGCCGCTATTAATGACGACATTTGAGAAATTTTAGTAAAGATTGCGGCCCCGCTGTACTTAATAACGTTTAAACTCAGTCTTTCAGGGACATTGTTTTTACGATCAATAGACGTATCTCCTAAAATTTTTCGAGTTGCTTGCAAATTACTATCGTAAGGAACAATCGTGTTTTTAAGCGCCAACGTAGCATCATCTCCTCTATTTTTGTAAATAGCTCGAATAGCTGGCAAATAAGAATCCATTACCATTCTAAGCGAACGGCCCATAGAAGAAGCCATGCCACTAGAGTATAAAGCAACAAACTGAGAAACTGGATCGCTTAAAGCTATAGTTACGCCAGAACCCTGCAAAGTTATAGCATTTGTTATATTAGTAATGTTTTGAGAAACATCAGCTATATTTTGATTAACAACAATATTAGCTTCACCCGTTATTTCATCAAAATGATTTTTAATTAGTTTAAGCTCTGCCTCTGTTCCATTAAAGTTTTCAGAAATATGCGACCATGTTTTTTTAAAATCAGATCCTAAATGTTCAGTTATTGCTAAAGCTTTTCCCCGCAACTCTATCTGCTCTAACAATGCTTGAGCCGTGTTAGACTTACCAAAAGCATCGTTGTACTCTACTTGCTTTCCAGCCTGATAGTGAATAGTTCTAGCCTTAGCAAGCGCTGCACCTTTTTTACCGCCGTGTACTTCTAAATCTATTTCTACATCGTTTAAGTACCCCGCTTGAATATCTTTATAAACAGCATCTACAAATTTCTCTTTTTCTTTTAAAGAAGTTGCATCGTTACTATATCCCATGCGCTCCCAATCAACATTGTCAGAGTTCATGTGAAAACTTTTCCAAGCCGATTCGTTTTTAACAATAGTATCTCTATTGTGCGTATTCGCTAAAAAATAACCATCTAGTTTACGAATACCCGCTCCATTAGCATTAAGCAAAATTCGCTGGTGTTCGAGAATAGTTTCTAAAGTTCTAGCTACTTCTTGAGCTTCCAAAGAAATACCTTCGGCTCTAGTGCTCGGATGCAAAGCCCGTTCTACTTCAACCCAAAAAGATTTAGCCTCGTCGTCATACTTATCAAAATACCTTTCAACTCCGTTCCTAGCTAACGATCCTTTAAGTAAATGCGCAGCTTGGTTACGATAATACTCCATGCTACGATACACATTATTTCCAGCATTCTCAAAAAAGCTACCTCCTTTTATAAAAGAACCATCTAGCTTTCCAGAAATATCAGCTCGTCCTTTAGCAGCAAGCCCTCCCCACTCTTCAAAAACCTTTCGTTGAAGTGTTTCCCTGTGAGCATTTAGAAAAACAGACCTGCGATACTCTTCTCTAATCTTAACGCGAGCATCTTTAATTTTACCAGATGTAAAAGACTCCGCTGTAATTCCGTTGTTTTTAAGAAAGTTGCGTATGTTTTTTTGCTGATCCGTTAAACCCTCTGCGGTTTCACTAAAAAACTTAAAAGCATTATCTGTATTTTGACCGAAATCTTTTATTAACTGATCTATAACGTCTAAGTCTTTTTTAGCTAAATCTCTGTAACGCTCTACGCTTTTAACAACCGGACTATTTGGATACGCTTGCCCAATTTTTTGAACAAAATCTAAGTTAGTTTCGGGATCTGGCTCTAAATCAAAAATATTTTCAGGATAATCTACGCCTTCAGGTAATTCGTTATTTATAGTTTGACGAGCCTGTTCTTCGGGATTTAATCCACGAAACTCGCTAAACTCTTCTTCCATACGTCCAAGATTAACTTCATGAACTTCCGCAACTTTTGCGGGATCAAACTCGGCTCCTGGAGCAACTTCAGCATCTGGAATATCTGAAACTTTACGCTTACGCTTACCTAAAAAAGAAATACCCGAATCCGTTAAATGCGTAGATGGAAGCTTTAACTGTTCAACTTTGCCATCAACGTTTTTAAAGTTAAACTTCTTGTTTTTAAGAGAAGCAATAACGCTAGGATTTTCTAAAGCGTTTTTAGTCTTTCTTTTGCTATTTGCTTTAGCTGTATTAATAACCAAATCCCCAGTAGTTTCATCTACAGCAGAAATAAAACTAGAACTTGGATCGTAAAAAACCCTGACTCTACCATTAAATTCATCAGGCAATTTAGCATCCGCCAATCCTTGAGTTAAAACAGACTCGGCTTTAGCTATAGTTTTAAACACAGGATCAACCATTCCAGTATTCTGACCTGTAAACATTCGAGCTAATTGCTCAGAACGCATTTTTAAATTCTGGTCAAAACTATAAGCATCTGCAAAGCGACCCAATACAGAATTACCAATCCCTGAAATACCTGCGCTAGCAACAATAGTACCCCAATAATCCATAGCTCCTCTAGGATTTTGAAGCATTTCTTCTCGTTGTTGGTACAAACGTTCAGTAAACAACCCCGTAATAATAGCGTCTTCGGCAGCGCCAGTTAAAAACTTCTTCTTTTTAAAAACATTTGCTGCTTTCAAAAATTTAGAAGATTCTTGAGCAGCAGAGTTTACAATTTCACCGTAAACTTTTGTACTTGGTGTAAGGCTCCTAGACTGCATTATTGTTCTAAGAGTTGCAGAAGTAGCTAGTCGCCCAACCGCAGGAGCTACATAAAACTCCGGAGAAAATAACCCTGCAGTAAGAAACTGAGTTCCCATACCTACAATAGTCGAAGTAACTCCTTTTTCGTTTCTATCTATAGTTGTTTGAACCGCACTTTGAAAATCTCTATGCTCAATTATTTTTTCTGCCTGTTTTTCAGTTGTAGGCTCCGTCCAACGATAGCCCGGGTACTTTTCCTGAAGTTCTAAAACAGTATACTTTTGCCCAAAATTATCGTCTTCATCGTCTAAAAGCGTTAAACCGACTCCAAGAGTAGATTCTTGGAATCCTTGAGATATTCTAGCCCCTAAACTTAAAAGAAAATCAGGTTTTCTATAAAACTTAGCAGTAGTAGGTCTTTCTCTAAACTCCTCTTCAACTGTTTGATTTAATAAAGAAGACATATCAATCAGTATATAGCTCGCTACGCTGCATCATGCTCAGAACCTTTTCATCGGTAATAGTTATTGTCCACTCATTAATAACAGCATCGGTTTCGGGATTTACCGCCCGAAATCTCCACTCTAAGTGAGACATAGATGGAACATCTTTAACTTCTTGAACCCCAAAAAACTCTGGTTTTTCTATCGCAGGTAGAGGTGGAGAATAAGTTACTATATCCCACCTACCCACTAATCCCGTAGTATCCGTACTATCAACCCATTCAAAAATTTCTTCCATTTTTTCTCTTTCTGGAACTTCTTGAATAACTTGATTCCAATAAATACTAGAACTTTCAATATTTTCTTTTACGTCTAAAGCATTAGCATAAAGATTTAAAATAGGAGCCATTGAACGCCTAAATACATGTGCTCCTTGTCTTCCATAATGCGTTTCACTAAAACCCGGAGTCCGAGCGACGTTTGAACTTCTTTTTTCCTCGTCTATTATATCTGCAATAGGCTGCTCTATTCTGTAAGCTTTAAAATTGTCAGAATACTTAGCAACTCGAACTAAGCCGTTACTAGAAGTTTCTCCTATTGTAGCTGCGCTACTCCAAGCAGTTGTATCCAATAATTCTTTAGCCCGCTCTTCATACGCTACTTTAGTTTCAATTAAAGTATCTACAGGTAAATCAAAAACATCTTCTTCATCAAAAAAAGCTTCTCCTGTAAGAACTTTATCTACTGCGCCCATACTTCGAGTAGCTACATCAAGCATACCAGCCTCCCCTACAAAAACTGGAATTGTAGAACTACTATGCGATCTAGTTGTTATGGCTCTTCCAGATTCATGAGGTTTAAACTCGTAATGAACTTTGCCCATTTGAGTTACTTTAATTGACGTTCCGTCACGCACACCTTCTAGCCACTGTTTTAAAGCTCTAGGAATTGAATCATCATTAGGAGCGTTTTTTACAGTATCTAATAAACCTTGATAAACTGCGGGATGCGTGTTTTCTAAATCCGCTTCTTCCAGCATTTTTATAACTTCTTCTTTTTTGAACCAATGTATTTTGTTTGAAGGAAGCCCCCGTGAAACAGGGCCGTATGTAGTAGGTCTGATAGCAAAGCCCTTGCTTATATTATCTATAACCTTTGCCATCTCTGGGCCAATAGCCGTGTTAGAAGCTAATACACGGCCAACTTCTAGCATATCGGAATTTCTCTTGTTTTCAGAAATAGAAAAATCTTCCTTATCTACAAAAAGCTGCTGGTACCCATGTTCAATATAATTTCTACCAGTAAGACTAGCAACTTTTTTGAAAAGCTTATTTTCTAGGGCTTTTCGGGCTTTTTCTTTTCTACCTCTATTTAATTTATCTCCTGCTATTTTCTTATAGTTTTCAAGTTCCGCTTTATAATCAGAATCTTGCTCTAAAACAACATGAGCATAAGTAAGTAGTTTATCAGTAAGGCTTGTAAACGCAAGACCCGCTTTAGGGCCAAGAATCTGCCTTCCAAAATAACGGGGATCTGAAACATAAGAAGGAACATCCGCAGACATTTCACTCAAACCCTCTATAGAAGTTCCAAAGAAACTTTCCATTTGAGCTTCCTCATTGTTTCCAGAATTAGCTGCAAACATTATCTGGAAATTTTCTATTTGCGATGGAGTAAATTGATCTCTGTAGTTTCTATCTCTTCTTAGTCGGTTGTTGTGTTCAGCAACCATCGCAAGCTCGTTATTTGTAAGTTTTACTTTAGAAGAATCAAAACCTCCTACTTTTTCACCAGAAGCCATCATAGACATCAAATCGAAAGGATTTGCATCTCCTTTAAAAGTTCTAACTTTAGTTAGTAACTCTTTTACCTGATCGTCTCCTGTAAAATTATGCTTGTAATCGTCTACCTTAGATAAAATTCTTGCTACAGCTCGTTGTTGAAACTCTGCATTTGGGTCTTTAAGGTCAGAAGATAGTCTTTGTTGAACAGCTTTCCAGTAATCTTCAGCAACTAATAATCTTTCAGTAAAAGAAGATTCGGAAAAAGCTTTTTGTATTTCAGCTCTTTCCAATAAATCTGCATTTGCTATTGATGGATGATCTTCCGGTAAAATACCTTCATAAAGAATAGGCACTATTCCTTTAAAAGAAGCATCCTCTATTTGAGCATTTTTATTAGCGGTATAAAAAGGTTCTGTTAAATACTCTTTAAAGTCGCCTTCTGCATGATTAAAGCCAAGATTTGCTAAGTCTTCAGCCCTTTTAGCTTGAGCAAGCATTCTAGAAGGGTCTGAAAAATCCTCATCGCCTGCTTTACTAAGAGCTACAAACTCAGAGCTAATTTCAGAGCCGCGACCACCAGCAAACCGTTTATAATCTGCTGAATTTTTATTTGTGATAGTGCGCTGATGCGCTTTTATTCTATGTACAGCGTCAGGAGAATAAGGATTTCCCTCAGCATCCGACAACAAATCAATAACTATTTCAGCATATTTAGAATATGCTGAAGGGTTTTTAAGAAACAACTCGTCATGCTTAGGATCAAGAAACTTATCAACAATATCGTTTGAAACTTTATCAAAATCACCTTGATTTCGACCCTCCTGAAAATACAAAAGAAAAGTTTTTTGTGCGGCATTCGCATAGGAATCATTTACTTTTTTAGGATTGCCTTCTGCATCAGTTTTAAAAGTAAAATCCGTTCCCGCTAACTCCCTTCTATACCTAATCGCATTTTTATCAGAAGCTATTTTTTCAGATTCTCCTCTAAGAGTATTATCGCTTCTTCTAGATTCGTTTCTAAAACTCCTTCTTAGTCGAGTTAAAACAGAATCTCTATTTTTACCAGTAAGACTTCTGAATCCTTCTATTTGATTGTAGCTATTTTCGTTTTCAAACCAAGATTCTATAGAATTGTATACAGGAGAATCGCCATCGGCATAAGTGTATGGATTTTCTTCAGATCGTAGGCTGTCTTTTACTTCTTTAATCTTTCCATCTAAAAACCCATTAAGGGCATCTTCTGTTTCCGAAAAAAACAGATCTCTATAAGTAGCTTGCTCTCTATCAAAAAGCTGCTGCTTAAATTCCCCAAGATTGCTTGCAGTGTTAGCTAAAGAAGCAAAAGCATTTGAAACCCCTTTACTAGTTACAGGTGTAGGAAAATTAGTCGGCAAAGATAGTTGCCCGCGCAATGGTGTAACTACAGAAGGTGCCGAACTAGAAAGTTGAGGAATTTTAGCCATCGTATAATTAAATATTAAATCCTAAAAATTTAGTTGCTCCCCTATCTTTAGCTTGAACTATCCCTCGTCCAATAGATGTAGTAGCGCCGCCCATGCCAGAAGCAAAGCCTGAAAACCCTTGAGCGCTAGCCGCAGAAGCTTGTGCGCTTGCAGTTTGTACTGCACTAGCGGCTCTAAGCTCGGCACCTGTTTCTAAAACTCTAGCTTCAATCTCACCAAGATCAGTAGCTGCCTTAGAATTCCACACCATGTAATCGGATTGTCTTTTTAAATTTTCAGCTTCAAGGCTTAAAATAGTATCTTGAATATCTGTTTCCTGTCTTAAAATATTAGCTTTAAACTTTAAAAACGAAGTTTCTTCTTCAGCAAGCCTTTCAATTCTTTCAATCCTTTTAATATTTTGGATAGTTGCTTTATTAGCGGCTCGCTCTACAGCTACCATTTGATCGCTATATTCTATAACAGCTCTATCCGCTTCTCTTTGAAAAGTAGAATCTATAGAAGAAGCAATGCCCGAAGTTACAGACAGGCCCATAGAAGCTAGTTTTGCTTTTGTAGCAGCAGACTCGCTTGCTTTTAAAAATCTAATATTCTCAGTTTCTCTTTGAAACTTGTTTTGAGAAAGTTTTCGCTCTCTAGTAATTCCTAAATTATTTCTTGTAATATCCGCTTTTTGCTCCGCAACTTGTGTAGCAAGCTTATCGTGTTCAAGCATAGTCCTATTAGCTTGAATATCACCTTCTAGCCTAGCTTTTCGCCGATTAGCTTCTACAATTAATGCGTTTACTTTAAGATCTTCACTAGAAATCAAAGACTGTATGCTAGTCGCTTCAGACATAGCCCTAGATCTAGCCCCTTCAAGACGACCATTAACTAAATTACTAATGCGATTAAACTCTCCAGTAGTTTCCGCGTTTTTACTAGCTTTACGACCTTCTACAAGAGAAGATACGCCGCCTATTATATTTAAACCTGCAGCTATAAGATTAAACATAACTATCTCCTATGCAAGTTGCCTCGTATTGTTACACCGAGTATGTTTAAAGGAAATGGTTTTCGCTGCTCTATCTGGAGCTGCTGCCCTCTTGAAGTATTGCTGTCCACAAGTATTTTTAAGTCTCCCGTATAAAATCCCGTACTTTCTCTCACCACATTAAAAAACTCAGTAGTTGAGTTAATTACAACCCTATAACTTTCTAGCCCTCCTGCAACGCCACTTACGTCATACCGTTCATACGAATCTTTTTTAAATCCATCTACTAGTATATCATCTAGGCCTGAAAAAGTGTGCTCGTAAATATCGGAATACCTAACACCCGCGTAAAGATCTAAAGAGTCTTTAACTCGTATGTATGCTTCTTCTAATTGGCTTTGTAAGCCCATAAGACCAATATTTCCTCGAACAAGCTCTGGAGCAAAAGGCAAAAATACAACTTTAGCCACATATTCAAAACCAACAGTAACTTTAGAAGCTGCTGTAGCTAAAACTAGACCCGAAGAGGGAATTTCATAATCTTGAAAAACAGCTTTTCCATCAGCAACTACGCCAACAATACTTTCATTGTACGCAGCAAACTCTGATGTCCAATCTGTTTTAGCCGTATCGGAAGACACCGTTTTAGAAGAATCAAGATGAACTATTTCCGTCCTAGTTGTAAGAGCGTTAGGCGTAGACTTAAAACTAAGCCGCTCAATGTATACGTCGTATCTTCGAGCAGTTAGTATATACAGCTCCTCCTTTGCTAGATCAACATCGAAGCACGGAGCCGCTGCCATAGCTACTCCTATGTTGTGTCGAGACACCCCAAAAGAAGTGTCTCTTGCAGTGTAGTGCGGGAGAATAGAAATAAACACTCCATCTTCTCTAGTAACCCAAATACTAGGTTCCGGTGAATTTAAAATGCAAATAGTGCGAATTTGTTCATTTGGTTTTTGAAAAACATGACTAGGAACTCTAGTACCATCATCAACCTCGTAAGATCTTTGATTATCGCTGTACCTTATCTCATGAATCCTTCTTCCAGAAACATGAACCATCATCAAAGAGTTTCCTAAAGCAACAGGTGGCAATATAGAACCAATATCCGCTTGTTTTTCTACAAGGACTGTCGAAAAAGAAAAAACCCGGTTAGTTTGATTTACTCTCCACAACGCTCCCTCCATCCCAACAAGAACTTGAGAATGCCCACATATCCAGCGAATATTAGAGTAGCTAGCACCTGCAAATGCTAAACTAAAACTAGTAGTAGCTAAAACAGTGTTGTCTTTTTCTACAGGACTAAAGTTAAAAAACCTATCCGTTTCCGAAGACCACATTGTTTGCGGATGAGTAGGTGTTCCGCCTAGTAAAAATCGTCCTGCAAAAAACCCGTTAGCTGCTGGATAGTTGTCGGTGTAAAAAGAACCATACCTCCAAACATCCGCAACCCCTTCTTTGGTTCTTTTAGCATCAGAATCATACGGTAGTGGAGCATCCACTACAACTTTAGCTTTTGTTGTGCTTTGAAGTGCATCCGCTTTTATAGTACAGTTTATAACTTGATCTGAAACAATAAACTGAATCTGGCGACCTTCGTCGTTTCCATAACTCAAAGAATCAGTCGAGTTATAATAAAGATCAAAAGCCGCAACATCCGACCTTAAAAAAGTTTCATTTAATTCAGTCCCTGTGACATCCTTTGTAGATACGCCGTCTACATGGTCAAACTCAACAGCAGGAGCTGCTACACCTGCGCTAGAGTTGTACTTAACAACAGAAACTTCGGAATTTGCTTTAAAAAATATACCGCTACTTGTAGCGTTTACTTCGTCTATACCAAAATACTGGTCAATCAACGCCCACTTAACAGTAGTTCCTGTACCTGCAGAACCTATATCCGTAAACCGGATATACGATCCAACAATATCTTCAGAAAAAATCTGCCCATCCGCTACTAGAACCGTAGCCTGCGCTCCAATTGTAGTAAAAGTTGCTCCAGAAGCTATCGCCTCTATACGCACTTTTTTATCTATTCCTGTAGAAACAGATTTAACAGGCTTTACAATAGCTCGACTATTATCAGAACCGTCTACGCTAACAAACGTAGAAAGAACGTACTCTCCATTTTGCCTGTACGATATAAGATCTCCAGCAGAACGAGAAGAAAAATTTGTACCCACTACATGAATCGACACTCGGAAATCAAAATCGTCCAAGGTCATTGTAATATCAGAACTTTCCGGAGTTACTGGATTGTACGGGCCTGCTTCAAAATCTATAGCCTTGAACAACCAATCCCCCGCTGCGTTTCGATATAAAATGCTAGGAGGGTACTTTTTATGAGTAATGTATAAAGTATCTACGTTTGGAGTAATCCGAAGATCCGGTATATCGTCTACAGCGTAGTTTAGAGTAAAACCCGATGGAATAGTTGTTGCAGTGTGGAAACTAACGTCAGGTCTTGTTGATTCTCCTCCCAAATAATAAAGTCGTCTTGCTGCATGGGCTGCATTAGATCCGTCTGTTGTTAAAGTATTAAAAGCTACACCGTAGTCGGTTTGATGATCTTCGTAAGAAGGTCGCCATCCCGTGCCGTTGTAGTAATAATAAATATTAGTATTAGGGTTATTAAAAGCCGTAGTATTAAGATCGGTGTCTGTATTGTTGCTAGCGTCCTGCTCTTTTATTACAATCGCAGTATACTGATAATCTAAAGCTCTAGCAAACAAACCAGCCCCTGTAAAAAATTCAGAATAGTCGGTTTTTACAGTGTGGATTGTAAAGTTTGTAGTACCGTCGGTGCTGGTTTTTTTGTAAACTTTATTTTCAGAATACTTAAAACCTCCGGTATCTGAAGTTGGAAAGTGGCTGGGAATATCTGTAGTTACAATATAAATACCATTTAGCTTCTCAGTCCCCGCATTTTTAACTACTGCAAAATCGTTAGAAGGTATAGGATCTAACTGGGAGGTTGTGCTTTTTCTGGGATCTATAACCCGAATACCGCTTTTAGATATTTCAAATAAAAAACTTTCGTTAGTAGAGGGTGCTAGACTAAAAAGCCTAGCTTTATCCGTATACGATATAGTAGTGGCAAGATCCCTAACAGTTCCGGGCCTTGCATAAATAGGCCCTTCCAAATCAGGTAGCATGTTTTCGCAAGTTTCGACACTCTTAGCATACTGCGTAGTGTCAGTCCTTGCAAACTGCTTATTAGGTAGTTCGCCCCCAGAAAAATCATGCTGGGTATAACTTACAGGAGTAGCCATTACTGCATTTGAGGAAATCGCTGAGACGCTGCAGAAGCGTGACCATAGACCATTTCCTGTAGAAACTCTGTAGATTTAAAAACCCTAGAACTGTCTTGTTGCGCATCCCAAGAACGAGCAAAACGCCAGCAAGAAAGATACTCGTCTCTAAGGTCTTCAATATCTTCTTGCTGGCCCATATACCTAGCCATCTTCCAAGCAAGGTAGTGCGCGATAACTGAACAAATTTCATAAGGAATGTTAGCTTCCGGAATATCATAAATGTAAGCGGCATAAATAGTCGCTTCATCCGATAAAATTACACCGCGCTCAAAATCAGAAGATACTAAATTTCCATGCAAGTCTGTAACCAACCTAAGTCTAACTAAACTAGAGTCGGGAGTATACTGCCTAGTCCACTTTACAGGAGGAGCTTCATAGTACACTCCAGAACTTTTTTCAAAAAGCCTAAAAGTAGATCCTGTATAAGAAGACGCTCCTGACAAAGTAATACTATACTTTGTGTCGGCGGCTGCTTCAGTTAGCGTGTCGGCGTCTATTTTTTCAGTCTTTAACGCATCTTTCCAAGGATAACTTCCCAAAACCCAATCCTTAGCGGATTCGTATCTCTGACTTAAACCCTTTGCTAATTTATTCGAAGCGCTGTCATACTCGGTTTGAGTAATACCAGAATGCCCCAAAATATTAGCAGCCTCGTTAGCTATCTCTAATATCGTTGCCATTGTAAAAAAAGACCTTCAGCCCAAGTAAGAGCTGAAGGTCTGAAAAAGCAAGCGTATTTAAGCTAGGCTTTAATAGTGTAGTAGATGTTTCCCTTAACGATAGCTCCGTTAGCAAGATCACCCGACTGAGGGTTGATAAAGATCAAAGAAGGTACGGTAAGTTCTACATTGATTGCGCTTTTAAGCGTAAGTAGCGTATTTGCTACAAAAGCTTCAGCCTCACCCAAACTTTTATCCGTGTCTACAGCGGCTGATATAGGAGTGTGTCCTGCATCAAAATCTGCAACGGCATCATCTGAGATGAGTTCAATCTTTAGAATCTCTACATTGGCTTCGTCAAATCGACCAATTACCACAGGGTTAGAAACGCCTGATCCGGTACTATTAGTATAGTTGACTTCAGCACGGCGAATGCGCGCACCTTGTTCATCTATGTTATAATACTTGTCATCAGAAGCTGATTCAACCCGATCAAGGTGAGCGGTTTTTTCAACTGTTGAGTATGTTATAGCTGCCATTATTTTATATCCTTTCAGTTATAGGTTATTAATCGAGGCAGTTAATCTTACAAGTAACTTCCCCAGACATACGGGTAGCACCCATAGAAAGGCTCAAGTACATGTAAGGCTGATTCCGCTTAGAACCATCGCGCCACATTTCAATGCCCAGATCCTTGCCGTAAGCAACTTTCAAAGCATCCTGCTTTGCTACGATAACTTGACGAGGATCGCCAGCAGTACCTGCACCCTTGAGCAACTCGCTTCGTAGGAAACGGAAGTTCATGAACGTGGTAGCTTGACCTTCAGCCAAAGCTTTACGTGTAGCAAAATCGCTGTTGATAACTTCATCAATGCCTAAAAGCTGTTCAGCTTGGCTAGAAGTAATCCAGCAATCCAATGTTTCGTCTGCGTCTACAGCTTCAAGGCGCTCCATCGTAAAACGAGCGGCTTTCAACTTATCCAGAGTAATACCGGAATTTGCGGCAGCACCGCCAGCAACAAAATCCACAGCAATGTCGATACCTTCAGCATCGCCAGCTTGCAGAGTAAAGTTTCCTGCGGTTGTGATTGGACGAGAAACACCAGCGGAAAGAGATCCAACAGTAATTTTGTCAGAGTTAGTTCCAACAAAAGCAACTGAAGTGCCTCCTGATTTTCCTGTCTTTGCCGTACCGAAAATAGCGTCTAAGACAATCTTGTCCATCTTACGATGAGCTGCTGCTGTAAGAGCAGTAACGTAAGCGTTAGTTGGATCTGAAGCGAGACGGATAAGATCCTTCATCTCGACATACTTACCTTGATGGTAATCATCCAACCCAATTTGTCTACGATCTACGGAAATTTCCGAGACGGGATTATCTGCATAACGCACGTTATCGCTAATAAGCTCATCGCCAACGCCCATGCGTTCGTAGTATTGGAATTCGCTATCTTGCGATACGACATCAAAATACTTAGCAAAACGCGTGTCCATTTGCTGGAACTGTTGCTGAAAACCATCGTTATACAGTTGAATATACGAAGTTTCTATTGCAGAGGCTCCTGTGCCTCCACCACTTGAAATACCTACGGCCATTATATTGACTTTCTGTTAATAATTAAAATTAAATTAGTTATCTGTATAAGCTACCCTTCCGGACTTAAAAAATGCTTTATCGGGACTAAAGAGCTACCCCAATAAAGCATTGACATTAAAAAACCGTTCCTTTGTCAAGAAATATTGTCAGGGTACGCTATTTTATACAACCGCTCATTTGCAGCTAATAACCGTTCCTTTTCTTGCACAGACAAATCGGGATCTCTTTTTGTTAATCGTTTCCAAGCTTCCGAACTGTGAAGTGTTTGTATTTCCCTCTTAGCATCGTCGGGCGTACTAATAGTACGACCGTCTACTTTGGTAGTTACAGCCTGATCGTCTTGAATATTGTTACCGTGATTTGCAAACGCCTTAACAAAATCTGGATGATTTATAATATTTACAGGCATAAGCTTTCGTAGCTCTTCTGGAAAAAACTGATTATACCCATAGTTAGCGGCTTCAATAGTAGAACGATAAGCAGGGCCGAACTCAGCATAAAGTTCAGACATGTACTTCTTAACATTTTTATCCAAATCTTGAGAAGCTAAGGATCTTTGATTTGCTTCCGTTTGTTCTAAGTTTTCAACTAAAGAACTTAACTGGTCTTGAGTTAGATTGGAGTTTTTAGCTAAGCTTTTGTAAGCATCTCTTCGATCCTCGCTAAGCTGAGAAAAAACATCCTCCCCTTCTTCAGTCTTACCTAAAACAATATTTTCAGGTACTAAATACGAGTCTGCTGTTTCAGGGACGCCTAGATAGGTGTTGTACCAATCTTGTTTTTCCTCTTTAGAAGATTCAGGCTTTAGTGCAGGAATTTTATCCCCGCCTATCAACTTCTCCTGATTCCAAACTTGCTTTGCCAACCCTCTAATAGCGTCTCCAGTATCTTCTGTAGATAAAAGATTTTGAAGAGTTTTGCTAGACCTGTATTGCTCCTCGATAGTTCCGATTAAAGCATTGCTTGGCTTTTGGGTTTCATCAGCCCCTTCGGGAATGCCTCCTGCTCCAATAGAAGCTGCTTCAACCTCTTGAGGAGTTTCTTGCACCTCTTGAGGAAGTTCTTGTATTACGTCACTCATATTATTTCGTTAGTTACAACTGAATCCAAACCCATATCTTCAAGGTCTTCTCCAGTTAGCTTTTTTTGTTTTTCTTGGTATTGTTTAATGGCCTGTTCCAGAAGTTCATCCTCTGTCATAGCCATGTTCTTAATAATAGAATGAATAAATCGCTGACGTTCGTCTTTGCGAATAAGAGCTTCGTTTTCACTAGAAGCTACATAATTAGTAATACCCGAAGATTTGAGCCAAATAGAAAGCAAAGCTCTGCCATCTGGCGTGTCAAAAACCGCTTTGGTTAATTCGGAATTAGTCTTCTTGTTTTTTAAAGCGCGGATCTTTTCCGCTAAGGTTGTAAACATTATATTTGTCCAAGACCTTGAGCTTGGGCAGACGCTGTATCTTTTAAGGCTCCCGCAAGTGCAGCAGCATTTTGAGCGTTAGCTGCTTGTGCAGCCATTTGGTCTCTTTCTTGTTTTGCTTGTTGTATTTGTTCCTGAGATTTCAAAATTCTTTTCGGAGCTTCTCTCAAAGTAGCAAGCTCTTGTCCTAACGAGGCTGTGTCAATACCATCTGTAATGGATGGGTCAATAGCTCGGTAGGCAGAAACGTCATTAAGGAACTGCATAATATTTGCAGCCTTTGATGAAAGTTGCGCTTTAGCGGCAGGAGAAGTAAACGATACATCCAAAGGAACTCCTTTTGCTGGAGGCTCTGGCAACAACCCTGCTCGGTCTAAGTAAAAGTAGGTGTCTTCAATTAAAGGAGACGCGCATTCGGCTTCAAAACGGCCAACCACGCTAGATAGTTGACGAAGCATTTCAGTCCTATCGTCTTGTATTTCAAGAACGCTTTGACGCTCGCGTTTACGATTACGCAAAAGCCAATCCACATGAAAAGTCTTGGCAATCTGTTCTCGCTTTTGGTTCATAACCTCCAACGTTATATTGAAGTTAGACCCCATTCGCAAAGTTTCAGGAGCCGTAGTCCCGGGCGTTTTAAAGTTTATCGCCGCAGGTACATAAGAAATAGGTAGCAAGTATCCATCATCGTCCACGAACATCGGAGGTCTATTGGCTAGCTGGGCAGACTGCACCAACTCGCGGTACATGACATTCAATAAACGAATGTCGGGCATCGCTATGTTCCCCGGGCCCCTTCCATACACTTCCCCCGCCAAAGTAGACCAACGCGGAACTTTATAAGGAAAACGGTCGTAGCCTTTTTGACGAAGAACTAAGTTTTCGCTGTCTATAAAATAGGTAGAAACAAAAGCTTTTTTGGTATCTACCTTTTCCGTGTGAGCCTCAAGAGGGTCTACTAGGTGGGTAACAATATAAGAAAAGTCTTCGTTTTCTTTTTCCATCGCGTCGGTAAACACCGCATCAGGAAACTGGCCCTCAATCTGGGCTTTGGTCATCGGAAAGTCGCGAGCTATAACATTAACCATTCCACGATGATCTTCGTCAATGTGAACTGCAGATAGTGGATACGCTCTAAAATACGGCAACTTCATGTCGCCGTCCCATTCGTTCAGCATAACGCCCGTACCATACGCGCACAAATCTAACAGCATCTCTTTAGATGCTTGAGCAAAACGCGAACGCGGATCGGCAAACACCGTAAATATCTTTTCAGAAACCTCTTCCAAGTACGATTGCATTTCAAAACTTAACTGAGTAAACGGAACGCCCTTAACTCCCAAACTAAACCAGCGATCCGAAGGATCTAGTATGTGAGCATACAATCCCGAAGCCAAAGTATCCAAAGCCCAAAGAGCCGTGCTGTCAGTAATCTGCTCGGTACGTCGGTCGCCCTGAGTTTTGTGAGATGTCGTGGCTTCGTAAAAACCCAAAGTATTAGGACGAAGATACTTTCGTATCGCCTCGTGTTCGTGGCGATACATGCCCGAGCGATTCTTCGCTCTGGTGTAACGATCTAAAAACTCTTGGTTTATTGTTTTAAAATTATCAGCCATCGTATTCTCCTATCATTGGAGGATTCCTTAAAAATTCAGATGTCGCCGCACGTTGAGATCCTCCGCGAGCAGCTCTACCGCCAGTCATTATTTCTCCAATACCCAAAGCTCTCGCAGGTGCAGTCTGCCTAATCATGCCTTCGCCAGTCAAAGCGCGACGATTAGCTTCTTCTAACTTTTTTTGTTCTTCTTCGGCTAAAAGCTCTTGTTCCCTAAAACGTTTGCGCTGCTCTTCCAACTGCTCGTTAAAGGTATTTACGACGCCCTCAAAAGAAGTAAGCATATCATCTAAACGAGTACTTGCAATATCTGTAGTTTCTTTAGCACCCGACAATAGTTTATTAAGCTCTCTTCGCTGCTCCGAGCTAAAATTTCTTATAAGACTAAGGATCTGCTCCCCTTCTCCTATAATGCTGTCTGTGCTTAAACCGGATCCTCCAGTCCTTACATATTCTCGAAGAGAAGTTTGTTGAGGAAATTGCTCAGAAACCAACCTTGCAGTTTCTATCTCCGCTAAACCGCCAACAGTATCCAAGTAAGAGCTGTCTTCGTCTAAAACGTCGAATATATAAGAATCGTCGGCCATCCAAAAGATTTACATTTAGCTTTAAACAAAATTAGTCAAGCGAAGATGTCATACTCCACCTGAGCAGTGCGAGCTTCTTCTGTCATTTTACTAATACGGCCCTCATTCTTACGCAAGCCTACTGCTAATGTCCGAAACGCATCAGCACCGTGCGAAGCCCAGTTGTGATCGGGGCGGGTAGAAAACGTCTGATTCTCCTCGCTCCACTTCTTCGAATAGCTCTTCAAACAATTAACACCGTGTTTTGTCCGAACCTTGTCAAAGTAGCAATTTGTTAAAGTATTACGGCAAGCTTCGATGCCGTCCTGCAAAGAAAGTTTGGGGACTGCTCGAAACCGAAGACCTGCCTTCCTCGCAGCCTCCAGCCGAGATTCGCCAGTCCCCAGCTCCTTAACCTTTATATCATGCGGAGCCAAATGATTCTTGAATGAAACATCGTGTTCCTGCGCCCAATCGCGCAAGTAGTTAATATAATGAGCCAATCCTTCGTTGTTGTTCTCGTAGTAATCAACAAGGCGTATCTCCGAATGAAGCTGCTGGCAAAACCAAATACTAGTAGCGTCGCTCATACCCAAGTCCCACGCGGTGGTCACGGGAAGCAACGGGTCAATAGACACCTCCCCAATCCGCTTATCTTTGTAGATACTGCGAAACTGGTTCTGGTAGTACGCCCCCTGAAGCGATACTTCGAAACTAGTAAAGAACTCCTGCTGAAACAACGAGTCATCCTTTAACTCATTGCGAGCTTGCTTGAGGTCATCCGCTGTCAAAACTTTGCAATCCTTCGCCGTCAACTTACTATGAAACCAGCCTTTTGTGGTTTTTGCAGTGTTAAGCATATCCAACCCGTGGTTGCTGCCGCGAGGTGTGTAGATCCACATAGCCCAACCTTCGTTTTCTGCAAGGATCGGCGAAGTCAACTTCCACACTAACGGATTCATCAGGGGCCACTCCGAAAACACAATGCCTACAGGATTAGCTCCAACGAACCTATCGGGCTCATCCGCTCCCATAATCTGTATAACCGATCCATTCTTTAGCTCCAACCGCATCTCAGCATTCTGCCTACGAGCTACCAACTCCTCGGGAAAACTATCCAAGAACTTATTCCCATCCTTAGACATTCCCGTCCACGCAATCCGTCGCCCTTGGTTTAAGTACGGATACACAATCCAGTAAGTGCCCACCCGCATCTGACTAGCTAACGCTGTCCAATTAATTGCAGTATAATCCTTACCGTGACGCCGAGGCCAAACTACCACGGCTCGCTTGCCGCCAGCAGCCATATACTTCCAAAGCGGCAACTGATACCAACGAGGCTTCCAACCCTTGGCGGGTAGCTGAACATTATTACTCATTTACTGCTACTATCCCCTGCGAATCTTCGTCGGGGCCTAAGTCGTCAAACTCCGCGTACTCCGAATCGTCAACTAACTCTGCCTCTTTCATCAACTTCTCCTGACTCATATCCCCATAGTTGACCAATGTTACATTAACATTCATGTCGTTGTTACGCTGAGTATCGACGCTCTTAAGCGGCGGAGTCGTGTACGGAACTAAAAATTTGCAGATAGCTGCCTTGTCCTTGTCGGGCAACCGCCCCTTGGTGTCTTTAGCCAACATACGGAACAACTCCTCGATAGGATGTATCCCGTACTTCATGATTAACTCCCGCATCTGCCGCTGAGTATCCTCGCTACTAAGATCCAGTGGCACTGTCATACTCTTAGAGGCTTTAGGTTTTTTCAACCTATCTCCCGTGCGAGAAGCTCCTTGGGTTCCGTGCTTGTATTCCAAGCCCATAGCCTTAGCTCGCTTGGTCTTTAGATCTATGGTGTACTTGATTTTTCCTTTACGGTCAAGAGAAGCGTACTGAGCGCGCTCTTCGTCGGTCATTTCAACGGGCATACTTTAAAACTAACAAAGCCAACAGACATCAGTGTCAATCAGCAATGTGTGATTTTTGTGATTTTAAAGAAATCACACGTAACTACTATAACGATCAGTAGGTTATACATAATGTTAGAATGTGTGAGATATTCTAGGAATTTTTTTTACCCCTATAAATTTTTAATTTGAAAACTACAGACGAAAATAAACACACAAAACGTAAGTCGTTGATAAAGCTAATAGATTTATAAGTTTGAAACGTGGAATCACATGCCCACACAATCTAACAAAACTTGGAAAATCAAAAAATGAATGCTGGAGTCGGGTCTCTACTGTTCTGTTTCCACCGATTTCCCCCATGGCCCCCCCTTCCGTAGATCCCAAGTCTTAGTACCCCCGCCCCTTGCTCCCATGGAACCCTCTGACTCTAGCAGCGGCAGGAATCTCGCCAGCAGAGCTGTCATGCTTCCTGCATCGCAGCCGTAACAGGGCCCACCCTTCTCCTAACCCCGAGGGTCGCGGGCTCCCCTCGCCCTTGGAGACCCCTACGCGGGGAGCGAAAGGTACGATGTACCTTGGGGACAATAGTTCAGGGCTCCCAAGGGTTCCTAGCTGCGTGTGTGCACGTGCTAACCCAAGCCCCCAACGAACCAAGGCTTCTTCCTTTCTTCTCTTTCTTATCCAGTGCTTTATGTACCTATCGTTAGTGTGTGGATTGTAGATCTATCACATCCTTAGTAGTAAAGGGGTGTGTGTCTTGTGTGTAACCTATCTAATCTGTATATAATATGAAACGAATCCTAGTTACCTGTCTTGAAGTAATCGCAGTCCCATTGATTGCAGTACACCTCTTTGTCTTACTAACCATTGCAGCGGATTTACTTCTGCCTTAAGTTACCTTCGCAATTGATTTTTTTTCTCTCTCTCTCTACAGATAACTTGATGATAGCAGAAGACTCACAAGCCACCGTGTGCGTGACCGTCTTGTCCTTCGCCTTTAGTATGGAGTAGCTGCTTCGTCACATATTCCCTCCCTCTGCGACAAAGCTAGCATCCATCCTAAAGCGCTCGGCAAGACTCGAAAATCCAACGCGATCTTCCCATTGCAAAAACAAATTGGCCCAGAGGGCACCCCAATTTGCAACGCTACGCATTGTCCCCAAACCTTATGTGCAATTCGGGTGGTTGCTGGTGCCTCCGGCCGCGCAACAAAATAAATCACCCGACCGCTCCTGTCGTAAAGTCCATATTAGAGTTCGCTATTGCAGTCATGTAGATTGTTTGGGGATTTTGGCAACGGGCCCCTTCTTCTGCTAGCACCAATTTATCCTCCGAGAAGTGAGCTAAGGTTAGTTCGCAAGCGAGGATTTACAATATAACATATAACATCATGAATACTAACATCACATCCATACGAACAGCATTCTACAACCCGACCAGTGAATCATATCGCGTGGTTCTCGAGGATGCTCCCAAGGAGTGTACGGTGCGCTTTCGGAACATCCAAGGGATTGCCACAGTTGCTCTCGCGGCCAACGCGCCGCGTATGTCCGAAGCTACAGTCAAAGCTCAACAGCTGGTCAATGCAACCTTGTCTGCTGAGTCCCTCGATTCTCAGGAAATACGGGATAGAATCCAAGCGATACAGGCAACAGCAGTCCGTGAATTAAAGGCTCTGGGAACGAACTACCACGCAAAAGTGGCAAGCCTACTGCAAGGCAAACAGGTCGCTTGGGAGGAGCAGTTCTTCACCCCCAAAGAGGAAGTTATCTACCCAGACGGCAGCCTCGATGACCGGACGATGCCAGAACAATCCTACGTCCAACTCATCCCCGCCGCGATTGCCGATGACGAACAGGAGGTGGTACTGTGAGCGACGATATGCTTGAAGGAATCTTGCGAGTGCTTGCTGCTCTGTCGCCCGAAGTGCCACGTTTAACCTTCGGCAATTGGGAAGTATCTCCTACTGCAAGAGCTTGTAGTGAAATCCAGTTGTACGGAGATACACGGCCCCCGCGCGATAATTGGGTCGAGCCGTTTGCAGAACCTCCCGCCGAGGATCTCCACCAATGGCCCTCGAGTTACTTCACCGACTCTGGTGATGACCCCGAGATGCAGATGCCAATGCTCACAGTCTCCTCTTGGGACGCGAGCAAGCGTGGCCGCCAATCTTGGCAATCATAACATTCAGGAGTCTAGTGCCCATCGCGGGTGCTAGGCTCCTTTTTTCGTATTCAAACCCTATGGTACGGGGGTTAAGACCCCTGCGACCCCACAACATACCAAACAACCTACCCTCCAATAAAGTTCCAGCACTAACTTGATTTTATGAACATAACTAAAGCAGCCAACATCATCGACCTCTACGTCAAAACACTATTCAGCGAAGATTGTATCGTCACTATCAAGTCGATCAATCTCGATAACCAAGCCTGCACTGCCAAATTCACAGTAGTTGCAGACCACTTAATCTCCATGCGACTCAGCATGTCAATAACATCACTAGAACTATTAGAAATCGCCGCATCAAATGAATAACATACCCACATCAGAACTCGAAGCAGAGTTGCGCATTCGTCGCAAAGCAGCTCTACAAGCTTCAATCAAACGAAACGCCGACACTGTAGCAGATACCGCATGTATACTGCCTGCACTGTTCACCAAATTCACTAACTTCACTAAAGAAGTTGGTTCAGAAGTACGTCAACTAGGTAAAGACTTTCGTAACAATGGATAACCTACTACTATTCGCCCTCGTAATATACTTCACTTGGCAGTTCGCTGCTGGGTACTCGCACAAAGATCACAAAGATCATGGAGATTCTAACTCTTAGCCTAATTGCAGGACTCGGTATATTGTTCACTCTTGTGCGCACTGTGCCGTACAAATTTCTTATCCGTCACCACATCTGGTTCGACATATTCTTCACTGCACTACTGCCGTGGTTATTCGCTGGCAGCTTGCAGGGTATGATGATCGCCGTGTTCAGTGGCATCACTGTCACTGTCAGTCTTTGTATACTATCTATCTTCACCCCCAAACCAACCTAAAGATCAGGGGTCAAACCAACAGCTCCTCACTAGTTGAGGAGCTTTTTCGCGACAAAGTTCAGACAGCACTAGCAGGTAGCACAGCACTAGCAGGACAGTTACAAATTTTATGCGGACAATGCTAGCAAAGGTACTAGCCTTCTTGCTTCCAGTGTTCATCGAAGCCATGATACAAGTTCTCCGCGACAGAAAGTATCATGAGCAACGTAAACGCTGGCGGCTTGATAGCTATGACCACAAACAGGACGACCTCGATTGATGTGTCGGGGTCGTCCCTGACTTTACCCACAACAACAACAA